TGCCTTTAGGTACTGTAGTTGTCGGAGAACCAGTTGGTTTAACCGTAGTTGTAGTGCCTTTAGGCTTAACAGTAGTTGTAGTAGCCTTGGGTGTAGTAGTGGTTGTTGAAGGCTGAACAAGTTGGTCCCTCTGACCAGCATTGCCTTTAATTTTCATTTGACCCGAAACTGTATCACGATACTGTTGACCAGTCTGTGTACCAGCAGGAGGAAAGTCCGTCCCTGTAGCAGTCGTAGGCATAAACCGCCCAGTGGTTTTATTCCATTGTAACCTTGCCATAATAACTCCTAATAACTTCCCAATGATTTAATATTTATAGCAGTATTCAAAACACTACTTTGCTGTTGAATACGCAACTGTGCAAGATAATCTTCCAAATCGGACTGTGCCAAAGCCTCGTTGTTTTGCGCTGTTTGTAAAGCAGTGTTCATGTTGTCGGTTTCTACACCCAAACTTGACTGCAACTTAGCAGCAAACGCTTCCAAACCAGTAGTACGAACACCAGATTTAGTATTAGGTCCACCAAGTCCACGGCGACCATAACCAGACACTGTATTACCTAAACCAACAACACCTTGTTTTTGAATGTCGGCAATGTTCCTTTGTCCACGCAACTGTGCCTGAGCAGCGCCAGCAGTGTTAATTACAGTTAATGATGCACGCTTACGGCGTGCAGCAGCCTCGGCAACACCAAAGTCACCTGTAAAAGTATAATCAGACATTATGCACCCTTCTTTAAAGCAGCAATTTCCTGTTGCATTCTTTCAATCTCTTTAGCCAACTCACGAAACAATTGACTGACAACACGAAAATCTTTCGTGTTGGGCAATAGCGATACGGCGTTGACATTCCAATCCATTATGCAACTCGTATAATGTAGTTAACAGTCATGTAAGGCTGCAAGTTGTTATGTGCTTCTGCTGCGGTAGCAGCAGCAACAGCAATGTTTGTTGCAATTGTACCCGCAGTCGCAACATCTCCACCGTTATTGGTTGTGAATGCGTGGCTATGAACTGGGTTATCGGTAGCAGTACCATCACTAGATGTGTCTGTTGGGCTTGACATACCAGCAGCAGTTGAGCCGTTAACATTATGTGTATGGCTACTGCTGGTTGTTTTTTGTGTTACTTGGTTGTGACTATGAATAATGTCCGTCACGCCCGTCGTGCCGCCATGTTGATGCAAACCACCAGTATGTGTATGTTCGTTTTGCAAAACCGTGTGTGCAGGCAAACCAGACTGTGGACCAGTTAAAGTATGTGTTTTAGCACCACCAACTTCACCCAAAGTATCAAACTCTGCTTCGCTTCCCAAACCAACAGGAACACGATGCTGCATATTAGGAAGAACAAAAGTGCTACCAGTAGGGTTAGGACCATAACGGAACACAGTACCACCGCTAGTTAGTAGTGAATACAAATCAGGATAATTAGCCTGAACTAAAGTTTGACCGTTGCAAAACTTCCAACCAGTAGGTTCAGCAGTACCCATAAATTGCATAACACTAGCAATAGGAGGTAACAAATTCAATACAGTAGAATCCAATTTAGATACAGAAACAGCATTAGTAGCAATCTTAGGTCCTGTCACCGCATTAGTATCCAAGTTAGTTCCTGATGCTATCCCTATTGCAAATGTTTTAACATCATTAAAATTTGTGTTGACTTGCGTTGCTACTGCTGGTGAACCAGCGGTAAACGCATTCGTATATGAAAAAGTTGCCATATTATCCCTTTACTCTCCGTGGACTCCATTTGTATCCAACGCTATTAATACCCCAAGGTTTTAACAATTCACCTGTAAATTTCAGTTGAACTGTTTTACATAAACCTAAGTTAGATGCTTGAACTATTGAACCACCCAATGTTTCAGGTGACCAATATGAACCATAAGGTGTTCCACCTGCTGGTTCTATAGCCCAATTTCCACCCCAAACTAAACCATCAACAGTGGAGGTTTGGGAAAGACTAAATTCTCTTTTTTCACTACCTGCTGCTTCTTGGTAGTCGTGAAAAACTTTAACATTAAGAAGTTGGTTAGTGGATGATTCACGCATAACCAAGTCGGGACGGCGGAACATTTTGCGTTGCAAAAATGAACCAGCATCAAACCATTTAGTTCTATATGTGCTTTCAAATCCAGAAATAGAACCGTTAACATTTATGGAATCATAATAATCTGAGTAACGGTCAACTTCCAACACGGCGGCAGTGTTTGCATGTACTCCGATACGCACTTCTTTGCCGTTGCTTTTACGCCAGTCACATCCAGAAGCAAAACCATAATTGTCTGCTGTAGCAAATTTTGTGTAGGAGTTTTGTGAAGGGTCAAAAACAAACAAAACTGTTGGTTTTGTCAATATGGCACCAGTTTCAGTATAAGGCACGGACAACCAAACACGGCGACCAATCCACGACACATTCACATAATCAAGACCAGTAGCGTCAAGGTATTTAAGGTCAAACAAAGGACGCAAAGGAGAAAAAATATCCTGCACAGAGTTACCATTAGTGAAAAACAATCCTTTGTCGTCCGAGTAGAAATAAACACCAGATTCGGAAATGGCAATAGCGTTTTGTGATGATGCACCAATGTTTTCACTTAAAGGAACAACACGGAAATCATTATAGTCATAACCCAAAATAGCATAAACAGCATATTTTTTGAATACAAGCAAAACACCATTAACAGAAGCCATGGCAGTAATTTCTGGTCCACCAGAAAGAATATCAATATAATCGTTTTCAACCCAGTTAGTAACCAAATCTTCATCAGACCAACGAACACGATTAGGGCATGCAATTCCACTTTCCAAAGTGTTTGCAACAAACATTTTGTTTGTATGCACAGTAGCAATATTACAATGAGGGAATTTGTTTACAGCAGTAGCCGCAGTTCGGTTTTGCCACGCATCAGGAGCAGACCCAGAAGGTGTCTGCATAGTAGGATAAGTAGCGGAACCATTCCATTTGTACGCACCAAGTGCTGCACCCACGCTTGTATGTGCGTTAGTGATATATAAATCATTACCCCAAGAAACAAAACTAGGTCCATAATCTCCACCAGCATAAACAGGCACACCAGAAGAAGCATCAAGACGAGTAAAGTCACCACCCGAACTATGGTAAACATTCTTATTGTTAGACAGCATTAAACTGCTGGCGTTACCACGGTAAAAAGGATAAACATTTTTAGGTGCCCAAGTACCATGCGACCAAGTAGGGTTAATGCGTGCCATACCGCCACGACTAAATACGCCACCACGAGGGTCAACTTCAACATTCAACATTTCAGGAGATTCATTATTAGCCAACTGAAACTGGTCTGAACGCAAGTTCAAACCACCAGTAAAATCTTTCTGTTCAAAAATTTCAATCTGAGCCACTATAGATTCCAGTTACTTCTATTGCTGCCCATAGACCTGACCCAGCCACTATATGTAGGTCTATGTGTAGTTTGAGCAGCGTTCAACCGCAACATATTATGGCTATCTGCTGTCGTTGCGTTCTTAATAGCCAAAGCAACACCCTCATCAAAAGAGTTTTTATAGATTTGAGCCATGGTTGTATCTTCAAGTTGCTGATAAATACGACTACAAGCATAATAAACCAAGGGAAAATGCAAACTAGGAATAGCATCCACATCGCCACCATCAGTCTGCCAATCCAAAGGTTCACGATAACCACGGCATACCAAAGTCCGAACATTGTTCGGCTTTGGATACAAATGAATTTCACCATTCCAAGTAGCATAAAACAAAGGGTCACTATTAGTGTCATACGACCCAATATAGGTAGCCTCAGCCATGTCATAACCAATCATGTCCATACGATAACCCGTTCCACGGTTATCTATAATACTAGAAATCTGCCCCATAGGTTCATCAGAAAGCGTGGACAAATCATAATTACGCTTACCAGTTTGAGTATTAAAAGTAAACGAATACTCCAAAAATGACCAGCGTTTTTCCGTATCCAAAATACGGTAATAACCATCACGAATATACAAATCCAACAAACTGTTAGGAAGGTCAGCAGTGTCCAAATCAGTTATAGAACGAACCGCAGCACGAATATCGTCTGCGTTCATAGTTTTATACGCCATCAGCAACCACCTTAGACTTATTAGAAGAACGCAAATGCCCCATACAGAGAACCTCGTTCTTTACACGCATACCCTCACAAGTGTCGTCCTTGGCGGAACATTTGTTTCCCCGACCCAAATAAGGCGCAGAAGGAGGAGCCAACTGGGAACCTTGCTGATGAGAAGCAGGGCGAATTCCACTAACGGGTTCGCCAAACATGGCGTAGGAAGGAACAGAACCAGTAATACTCATACTAATAGGGTATTTGTTCTACTATCGGTCAGAAATAGGGCGAGTACCGCTGTATTGTCCGTAACCACTTCTACTTTTAGAAGCAGCCTCCAAAATCCTATTCCGCAACAACAACTCAGCATTACGCTTCTGTTTAGGTGTTTTAGCATTAGCAATACGGTCCTGAATCTTATCAACATCAGATTGCAATTTAAGAGTACGCTTCTGCTTAGTCGTCATAGGAGGAAAAGCGTCATCCTTTTTAGCCTTGGAACCCCTAGGTTCCTTAGGACCCTTAGATTTAGGTCTTGCAGCACCAGTACCACCACTAGGACGCTTAGGACTTGCAGGCTTCTTGGCAGCAGCACCAGAAGAAGGAGGTTTACGCTTCTTAGGGCGATTCTGTCCACTGCCCATACGAGCAGCGTCATCCCTTGCTTGTCCACGCATCATGTCGCCTTCGTAAGACCCTTTAGAAGGCTTTGCAGGACGCAATGAAGCCTTTGTAGGAGGAACCACAATAGAACCTCTAGTGTCACCACCACCCAACAACGGCGTTTGCGCCTTTTTGGGTGGTTTCACACCTTCGGAAGCAGCAATACGGCGACTACCAGCCTTGTCAGCACCACGCTGAACAGAAGTAGTCTTAGGAAGAGTAGCACCCTTAGGAATATAGTCTTTAAATGTGCGTTCAGGTTTCACATTAGCAACCTTGCCGACACCCTTAGGTCTAGGGGGCTTAGGAACTATTGGTCTAGTAGGTTTGGGAATTGCTTGGACAACCTGTTTAGGGAACTTAGATTTACCTGCACCAATACCACGACTAGCAATGCGTGTTAACTCACGCCCCGCTTTTGTTGTTTTAGTAGCATCTTGCCGCATGATTTTAGCAATTATTTTTGCTAGGTCCCCAATAGGGATTTTAATATTAGGTTGTCTAGGAGCCATTACTTACCTTTAGGTTTAGTTTTAGGTTTAATTTTAGGTTTAACAGTTGCAGTTACCCTAGGTTTAGTGTTTGGTTTTATTTTGTTTAAAGTAGCCATTGTTGCTTTATTTGCGGCATAATCCGCCCCACCCCAAACAGCAGCAGTAGTACCAATTTTGGCACCACCACGACCAACTTTGGTAGCAACTTTAGAAGTACGAGTTATACCTTTACCAACTTTAATTAATTTTCCTGCTTTACTAAGTTTAGTAGCGGGAACAGCCCAAGAGGCTAACATACCAGCAACATTTGCATAATCTTTCTTGGTGCCTTTGCCTTGAGCAATTTTGCCTATTTCTTTAGTGGCAAACAGGGCTTCACCAGTTCCTTTGATAACTTTTCCTTTATTTTTTGGGTTACCAATTGATAGGACTATTTTTTCTGTTTTGTCAATAACCTTTTTAGCACCTTTAGCAACTTTAACAGCACCGCCTATAATGTCACGCAAGTCTTGTGGTTTCTTAGGAGGCATTACTTACCTTTTTCACGGAATTCACGCAAAGCACGACGAGCCTTTAATTTAGCCTCAGGAGTTTTAGCATTTTTTAGATTACTTTCCAACTTAGACTGCTTAGAAGCAGTATCGGCAAAACGCTTTCCCATACTAGAGTTCATAGCACCAGCACGAGAACGACCTTCGGCTGCACGACCTTTAGGAACATTACGAACACGACCAGTGGTTGGACTAACGGTACGACCAGTACCACGAGCCGTTTCAATATCAATCTTGTTCATGTATTTAGTATTTTTATTAATCCTAGTTTCTTTAGCGGTCTTTGTAGCCAAATCCCGTTCCGCTTTAGTTTGACCAGTGCGATAATTCTTTGTGGCTTTAGTAGGTGAACCATCCCACTTTAAACCCTTACCAGACTGAGACTTACTAAATTCATCAGCCATACGGGTTGTCTTAGCCATCTCAGCACGCTTAGCAACAGTACGCTGAACCTGCTTTTTGCCTTTACTGGCTGAAATCATAGTTTGGGTTACTTTTTTAGCAGAAGGAGTAGAACTAAAAATTCCACCCGCTTTAGATTCAAGACTGCGTAAAATGCGTGCACCCTGTGCACCCTTTTTACCGCCCTGCATAATTGCTTTCTTAATAATTCGTGCCAAATCATCACTGATAGGACCCAAACTAATTGCTGGTTTTTTAGGAGCCATAATCTTATTTATTTCCAGTACGACGGGCAGAAATTTTTACAGGGCTTATAGGGCGGTGGTATTTGGTGCTAGGACCAAATGGATTCGGAAGTGCACGAAGTTGATTTTTTGCTTCCTGTTTAGCACCTTTTTTAACACCCTTAGTAGAAGCACCACTCGCCAAAGCATTACCCAAGTTTGCTTTTTTGTAGTTTTTTACAAGTTGCTTTTTAATAGTACGATTTGGTGTAACCCAAGGGTCTTTTGCATGGGCTTTTGTACCAAAGAATGATTCTCCAAGGACTTTTTTCTTAACAGCATTGTCAAACTTATCTGCTGCTTTTGCAGAACCTCTACGGGTTGACTTTAAAGCAACGGACATTACTTTTTCTTTTGTTCTTCCCTTAAGCACTCGTTTTGCTATCGGAATAATGATGTCATCCATGACACCTTCCGAATGAAGCCCCGTAATTGCTGGTTTACTTTTTGCTGCCATAATTTTTTCCTTAATTAAATAAAAGGTGGGGGGGATTTCTCCACCCCCACCATTATTTGTTTTGTTCTAAAACCTAAGCGGTCTTAGCGGTCAACTTACCTTGCTTCTTACGGTTACGAACCGTGAGGTTTCCGTAACACATGATAAGTGCATAACGGGCATCCATGTTTTCAGGACGAACAAAGTTGGTGTTTTCAAACCACTTACCAGAGTGACCTACAAGGCTGATGTACTTTGAGTTGATGAAAAACATGTTTCCAGCGGTACAATGTGCATCATACATTACAGGGGCATTCTTGAACAACAAGTTCTGGAAACCAGAATTTGCACTCGCAGTGTCTGTGTAACGAAGTTGTGGCTGAAGCAATGATTCATACTTTTCAAACAAAGTCTGAGTAGTAAGAACAAGGTCAGGATGGTCATTACCAACAGATACTGTGTTGTAAGCAGTAGCCATTTGTGCGAGAGTCAAAGCACCAGCGGTGTTTTCCTCATATGAACGCCACCAGTTGTTGTCCTGACCAGTTGCTGAGTTGATACCGCCAACAGTGTTGCCTGATTCAATCAAGTTTCCAAGACCGTTCCAAGACTTACCTGAGTCAGTTCCACCAGCACCAAGAGTGTCAGTACCATCACCAAAGAACATACGGTTGAAACCTTCACGCATTGACTCTTCAGCCTGCATGATTTTTGCTTCCAGCAAGTTAATAACTTCCTGTTCACCATTGTTCTTAGCCTCTTCAATACCACTGATTGCGATAGAAGCAGCGTACTGCTTCCATTCAAATTCAGCGGCTGAAATGCCTGTTTGTGGGGTAAGGTCAATTGTGTCATAACCAGAGTATGGCTTGACGGTATTGCTTTCTCCGTAGATGAGTGGTTCAACAATTTTCGTACCGCCATTAAGCATGCGGATACGACCCTTGTTCATAAGGTGGTATGTCAACGGACGAGCCGAGAACACATTGTCTGTCAACTGGTCACGATAATTCGCGAGTGTTGTTGATAGAATTGCATCAAAGTTACTGTTTCCAGCCATAGTATTTTCCTCCTAGGAAATGTTAAAAATTGGCGTTTAATTGTTTTTTGGCAGCGACCCAAGCATCAGAAATGTTAGTAATAGGTTCAAAAGAATTAGTTGTAGTGCTGGCTGTAGCAGAACTACCACCAGAAACCACTGCCGCTTCACGCTTAGATTCAATAACAGAGTTTTCTTTCTGCTTCTGAATTTCTGCCGCTTGCGACTCAATTTCCTTTTGTTTCATATACTTATCAAAACCTAGTTGCTTGTAAATTGCTTCCAAGTCGGTTGTGTTAGTTCGCAAAGCGACCTGAACAACCTCATTTGTGTCAAAGTCTGGATATAGCGTTTGAAGCCGATTAATTTCTTTTTCAATTTGCTGCTGAGACTGATATTCCTCAAAAGTGGCAATACGCTGGTCCAACTCACGGATTCTACGCTCATTAGGGTCCAAGTCCTCTTCTTCAAAAGAAGAAGATTCCATCATCTGTTGCGCTTGGGAAGTTGAAATACCATAATGGCGACTCAACAACTCAAGGGTTCCAGCGGGGTCCCTGTCAAGTGCTGTCTGCAAATTGCTGGCAAACATCAAAGATTCTCTTTGCTGTGCTAACTCTTGCGTCTTGCGTGTATAATCTGCTTGGCGTTGATAACCAGCAATAGCCTCTGAAAGAGGAATGTGCTGCTCTTCTCCATCAAACTTAACAGGTACTCTATGGTTAGAATATTCTGTAATGTCTAAAGATGGACTATCTTCACTCTGACTTACCTCACTGGAACTAGTTGACCCTACGGGTTCTACATCAGATACGGGTGCGAAATCTTCGCTCATGTTTTTTTTCTCCTAGAGTCCTTGGATGGTTGCTCTATATATAGGTTAGTTGTTCCCTATGCTTGTGGTTGTCCTTGCAAACTTTCCAACAAAGCATTAATATCTGGCGGCGCACCACCTTGTGGTGCTTGACCGCCTTCCATAGGTGGTCCACCCTCCACAGGAGGTGGTCCACCAGCAGCAGGGGGTTGACCCTGTGGCGCAGGAGGTGCTTGGACAAACTTCTCAGGGTTCTTAACATTAAAGCCAACCTGCAACACATAAGTAGCAAGTTCAGGCATGTTAATGATTCCACTGCCAGCAAACGGTGCAATAGCGTCAACCATTTGTAGCGCCATCTGACGGCGGGCAGCCTCATTATGGGGTTGCGTAGAGCCACCAACTACTTCAAAGTCAAATTCGCCTTCAAGATAAGTGCGGTCATATTCAACCCAAAACGGTTCACCATCTTTACCAACAAGACGAGTAACCTGTTCACCAGTCATAAACTGCTGTGCAAGCATCAACATGCGCTTAGCAACCGCTGAAATACCCATTTCCACAATAGCCAACTTGTCTGCTGTCCTCGCATTAGCAGCATCCTGAACGGCACTAATTTCTGTAGCGGTACGGCGAATCTCTGGGATTCCACCACTCATAAACTCTGGCAAACCAGTAATACGGTTAATGTCATTCTCAATCAAATCTGATTGAGAATAAAACTCAGGAGGACTCATAGTAGTAGGAAAGGCGGCGACAACATTCGGAAGCGGCTCATCAGAAACCACAGGAACCATAACATTATCATCATCGGACTCTAAAGCAGTGCGACCAAACTGGTCAAACGCTGACTCCTTATAAAGATACTTACGAGAAAACCGCTTACGATGGTTCATCATCTGGCTACGGGTTTCGTTCAGTTCCTTCTGTAAAGGTTCAATTTGTTCCAAGTCGCCAATAGGGTAAAAAGCATCTGGAACATCATAGTTACGCAACATAACAAAAGGATGACCAAATGCATACGGCATTTTTTGTGGTTTAACAAGAAACGCATCACCTGTTGCCGCAAACACAGACATTGTTTTGCTGCGGATGTCATAATATTCCCAGATTTCGGCATAACCATAATCTTTGTCATAAACTTTACGCTGGCTAGGGTCATCAGAATAACGACTAACAGCCATAACTTGAACATCTTCACGGGCAGACTTATTATAGCGTTTATCTGTTTTTACCTCTTTGATTGGGCGGCGGATACGCTGCGCAACCCATTTAGCATCATGCATGTTTGTAGCATCAGCATCAATGAACACATCAAAAGGTGACACCCTTTCTGCAAAAGGTGCGTCTTGTGTTACGACAGAAACAAAAGTAGGTTCACCGCCAGAGACAGGGTCACTATAATCACTTTCACCACTTTCACTGATGGCTCCTTCTTCAACAAAACGGTAACCCGTTTTAATCCATGAATGACCTACAATAAGCAGGTCTTTTACTGCACGACGGAATTCGTCACGGACAGCCATGTACCTCCACCAGTAGTTAACAACCGCTTCAGCCACAACAGCATTAGGTGCATTCTCTGGTTTTTGTGCATTAACAGTAATCTTAGGGTAGTTAACCGCTACTGCAGGAGCAATAACATTAATAATAGAGAAAGAAATGTTAATAAGCATTCTATCTTCATCACTGTATTGGTCATAATGTTTACCTTTATACAGGTCAATTAGACGCTTCCATAAAGCGTCATGTCCGTCGTCTTTACGCCACTTTTTAGAGGTTTCAATATGTTGACGGTATGAAGTTAGTTGGTCTGTGTGTGAATTACGAGCCATTAGACTACCGAATTCTTTCCTTTGTTTTTAGCAATTGCTTTTTTAATTTTTTTGTTTTTGCTAGCAATATTTTCTGCTTTTTTAACAACTTTTTGGGTTTTAGATTTAGCACCTGCAACAGTTGGTTTTTTAACAACACCTTGACGCAGTAAACCTTTTTCAAGACCTCTATACAAATCAGAAAAACCCTGCGGATTTGCAATTACTTCTTTTTTAACTTTCATAGGTTTTGATGCTGCACCAATACCTTTTCCTGTTGATTTAAGTGAAGAACGAGGAACTTTACCTATGTAAGCGGAACCAGTACCACGAGTGTATTCTTCAACAGCACTAGCAATGCTTCCACGCTTGCCAAAACCTTTAGGGTCCCAAACAAAAACAACAGATTCATCAGGTAACGCAGCGGAACCTTTTCGTGGTGAAATAGTTTTTAAACCCCGTGTAGGGGAACCATGAACAACCGTACGCCCTAAGGCGTATGAATTCTTGGGGTTTACTTTTTTTGCACCCTTAGAAGCACCTTTAGAGGCAATCTTGGCAACTTTAAAAGCGGCTTTGATAATGTCATCTAAGCCTTCTGGATTCTTGGGAGGCATTACTTTCGTCCAAACGCCTTGTCATTAGGGTTTAACCAACGCACCACTGGAGGCAGGAAAGCAGCCACTACGGCAGCCCACAATGCTTTAGGTGATGTTTCTCCCGCAATAACAACCGTCAGGACGGTTGCTGTTGCGGAACGGGCGTATGATGCTAGTGCGCATAGTTGTTCTTTAGATAGTTTAATTTTCATTAGTACAATGTTTTCTTTCTAGGCTTCGGCTTGTATGGCAGTGTTGTAGTCTTAGGTTTTCTGTCCTTAGGGTACGCTGGCAATTTTTGCGGACCAGTTTTGCTTCCATTTTTTGGACGCTTGTATGGTTTTGTTGTTACTGCTGGACCAGTTTTGCGTCCGTCTTTTGATGGACGGGGACGGCGTGAGGGTGGCACTGCATAAGGACCATCGCCTTTACGCTTTGGACCATTTGGCATTGGCACTGGACGAGGACGGTTTGGGTCCCTAGGTTTGCGTGGCATTCTTGGCATTGGCACTGGACGAGGACGGTTTGGGTCACTAGGTTTGCGTGGCATGCGGTA